ATGAAGAACGGAATCACAATCAATTTGGATAAACCGAGAACCTTGCGATACGGTATGAATGCACTTGCCAAAATCGAAGACTTAACGGGCAAATCCATCCTTTCGCTCGACCTTAATAAGTTGGGCATTAAAGACTTACTTGCCATCGTGTACGGCGGTCTTTATCACGAAGACAAAACGCTGACAATACAAAAGGTCGGCGACTTAATCGACGAATACTCCAACCTCACCGAAGTGGCGGAGAAACTCGGCGAGGCTTTGACCGCAGCATTCGGCGGAGAGAATACGGAGCAAACGCCGGGGGAAAAGTAACCGCCGTTTTTGATTTATTCGCATTGTCCGAACAAGCGGTGGTAACGTGGGGCGTCGATCCGTTAAAGGTCGGCGATTATACGCCGTATGAACTCACGCTCATAGCCAAGCAGAAACGGAATGCCGAGCAGACCGAGTTTGAGAACTTGCTGTGTCTTGCATGGCACACCGAAGCTCTTGCACGGCAAAGAAAGTTGCCACGGCTTGAAAAACTGCTGAAAGAGGCGAGGAAGAAACCGAGCAAAAAAGCAAGCAGTAAAAGCGATGCGATCTTAAAAGCAATGGCGGCGGCAAAAGGCGTAACAATCAAATAAAGGGGGCGAGATATGGCTGTAATTAGAAACCTTGTCGTGAAGATTGCGGCGGATATATCCTCGCTGTCGAAAGGACTACAAACCGCACAAAAGAAAATACAAAAGGTGTCGGCGTCTTTCACAAAAGCAGGAACAAAGCTCACGGCAAGCATAACCGCACCGCTCGTAGCACTCGGAACGGCGGCAGTCAACGTGTCGCAAGGGTTCGAGCAGAGTATGGCAAATGCGGCATCGGTCGCAGGGGCAACGGGCGAAGAGCTTGCAAGAATGACAGCGATCGCCAGAGATATGGGCAGTAAAACAGTGTTCTCCGCATCGGATGCGGCGGATGCTTTATACTACATGGCGTCGGCAGGTTACAAGGTCGACCAAATGGCAGACTCCATAGAGGCAACCTTGAACCTTGCATCGGCAACGCAGAGCGACCTCGCTTTCACTACCGATACGGTAATATCTACGCTGAATCAGTTCGGCTTGGAAGCAAACCAAGCGGAAAGGGTAACAAACGTATTCGCCGCCGCAATCGGTAACTCAATGGCGAGTATGGATAAACTCTCGAACTCAATGGGTTATGTCGGGCCTGTGGCAAACAGCCTCGGTTACGAAATCGAAGAAGTTACGGGTGCATTGTCCGTGCTGTACAACGCAGGCTATGACGGCTCGACCGCAGGAACGGCACTCCGTCAATCGCTTGTATCGCTGATGAATCCGTCGGCTGCGGCACTCGGAGTGTTCGAGGAATTGGGGTTGACGTTTGATGACGTGAATCCTGCAACGAATGACCTTGCCACGATTATAGACAGACTCGGCGGAGCGGGAATGGACACCGCCCAAGCAATGAAAGTGTTCGGATCAAGGGCAGGCCCCGGTATGCTTGCCTTAATGTCGGCGGGCGGAGATGCGGTCAGAGATATGACTGCGTCAATCACGGGAACAAACAAAGCGTCCGAAATGGCGGCAACGCAGCTCAACACTCTGCAAGGTCAAGTCAAGATATTAAAATCCGAGCTTGAAGAAATCGCCATATCGTTCGGCGACGTGTTAATTCCTATTATAAGACAGTTTATCCAAAAGTATATTTCGCCTTTGACGGCGAAGCTGATTGGGCTGTCGATGGGAACGAAAAAGAACATAGTAACCATAGCGTTATTGGCGGCGGCAATCGGGCCGCTGTTATTGGTTGTCGGCAAGCTCATCGGTAGCATCGGTACAATACTCAAAGTCGGAAAATTGCTGTTCAGCAAAGTCGGCTTGATCATAGCGGCAATCGCAGCGGTGGTCGGAGTCGTTACTTATTTGTGGAAGAACAACGAAGACTTCCGAAACGCCGTAATCAAGATATGGGAAAAGATAAAGGCAAAGATACTCGGTGCAGTCGAGGCTGTCAAGCAATGGTGGGCGAAGAACGGGCAGAAACTCATAAACAGAGTGGTGTCCGCACTCAAAGCGATATGGAAGACCGTGAAGACGATATTCGGCAAGATAAAGCCGTATGCCGAAAAGGTTTGGAATTTTGTCAAAGACGTGGTAATCGACGTCGTAACGGCAATCCGCAAATTTTGGGAAACCAACGGTGCAAAGATTTGGAATACGGTCAAGACCATATTCACGAATATTTGGACTTGCGTAAAATCGGCATTCAGCATCATAGGCGACGCCTTAAAAAAATTCTTTTCTTATGTAAGACCGATATGGGAAAAACTCAAAGCCTTGTTCGCCTCGCTGTGGGATACGTTGGTTGAGTTGTACGAAACGCTGAAACCCGTCTTCGATTTAATAGGCGGACTTGTCATGACGCTTTGGGGCGTGGTGTCGAGCGTACTCGGAGCAATCATCGAAGCACTCGGTCCGTTTCTTGAAGCGATAATCGACGTGGTCAGTGCAATCCTTGACATCATCAAAGTGGTGTGTGCGGTGTTGCGTGGCGACTGGTCGTCTGCGTGGGAATATATGCAGAGTTTCGCAAGCAACATTTGGTCGGGAATCAAAAACTTATTCCTCGGTATCTGGGAGTTTATCAAAGGCTTCGGAGAGAATATTGTGTCTTTCTTCGGGAACTGCGGCGAAACTATCGGCAATATCTTCAAAAAGGTATGGGACGGTGTAAGTGGCTTTTTCTCGAATATTTGGAGCGGAATCAAGTCGATGTGCGGAAACATTTGGGACAGCATCACTGGACTGTTCGGGAAGGTCGGAGATTTCTTCAAAAACCTCTTCTCGGAAGGGTTCAGTTGGGGCAAGAACCTTATATCGAATATCGGCGACGGAATAAAGAAAGGTTGGAATTGGGTGGTTGACGGCGTGAAGTCCGTCGGCAAATCAATCAAAGACTTTCTCGGTTTCGGATCGCCTACGAAGAAAGGTCCCGGTCATACCGCAGACGAGTGGATACCGAATCTAATGGACATGATGGCAAGCGATATGTATGCCAACATTCCTATGATGCAGAGAGCGGCAATCGAAGTGGCGAACACGCTCGGCTTAACAACCTCGCCGAATAGGGCAATGGTTGGAACGGGTTCAAGTCCGAACGGCGACCTCTTAAACGGATTGCTGCAAGGAATGGCAGCAATGAACGGAATGGGTGGAGCGGAAGAAAAAGAACTCGTCTTGCAAGTAGACGGGCAGACTTTCGCAAGGCTTATGATGCCGAAGCTGTCGAGAGAGTATAGGCGAAACGGCGTAAATTTGCAGGAGGTGTGATATGGACTTTTTCAAAGTAAACGGAAAGAAAATAAAAGCGCCTACCGAATTGACCGTGTCGCCAGAGATACTCGACAAAGCCGAACGCACCGTTGACGGAACGATGGTCGTGGACATAATCGGCACGAAACGAAAAGTGGACGTAAGTTGGGAGTACCTTTCGAAAGAAGATATGACCATGCTGACGAAAGCCATCGGCGGAAATAAGTTTGCCGAGATTACCTATCACGATAACGCCACGGGCAGTCTTGTAACAATGACGGGACGGTCGGAGGGGCTGACCTACCAACCGCACTATGATTGGGCAAAAGGCAAGATTATGTGGAAAAGCGTGTCGGTCAGTTTTACGGAGAGGTAGCCTATGAAATATTCGGATAATCCCCGTAAGGTTTACGGCAAAGTGGAAATCGTCTATGCGGACGAAGAGTTGAGCCGTGATATAAAAGTGGCGGTAAGCGGTAATTCGAAAATTAGCCACCCGAACGAAGTATTCCGTCTGCCGAGTGAGCCGACTATCAAGGCTTGCACGATGGACGGAAACTCTACGATGGACGGGACTTTTCAAATGATGGGCGATGACTTGATCGTCGGGTGGTGGAGTAACACGGGAGCGGACGGTAACGGTGTATATACAAGCAAGCCGTATATAGAATTGACGTTTATGATGCGTCCCATAATTTATTGGCGAATTATCGGCGACAAGAAGCTCAACCAATACCCCGTGGACTTTACGCTACAGTATAAACGAAACGGGACAATAGTGAAAACCGATACAGTCAAGGATAACACCGAGGTGGAAATTGTCGTGGCACCGAAAGTTGAAGACATCACGGCAGTAAGGCTGACCATAGAAAAATGGAGTCATCCAAACGCCGTGGCTAAAATTCTGCGGTGCTTCGAACGTGTATATGAAACCTACGAGGGCGACTCGCTTTTGTCCTTCGAAGTCGGAGAAGAGCTGTGTTCAAGCGAGGGAAACTACAACATCAATTCGGACTCAATGACCGTAAGCATTTATAACGAAGACCGCAAATTCGACAAAGGATACTTGCGGACGCTTATGCTGTTAGACCGCAAACTATTCCCGTTTATAGGAATTGAACAAAACGGCGAGATCGAGTATAAACCGCTCGGTGTCTTCTACTCGGACGAATGGGATATACCGCAGGACAGTCAGTGGGTAAAATGCACGGCAACCGACCGCATGATGCGATTGCAGATTAAAACATACGTTGGCTTTCCGCTCATTGAAAACGTGTCGCTGTACGAGATCGCCGAAGACGTGCTGACAAAGATGGGGTTGAGTTCTGCGGAGTTCGTAATCACGGAAAGGTTGAAAGATTTTGTGGTAGATACGGCGTTGTTGCCGAAGACCACGGGATGGGACGCTTTGCAGGAAATCGCAAATGCGGGGCTATGTAAGGTATTCGTAGATAGGGAAAACAGAATCGTAATCAAGTGCGAGGACGATACTCCCGAATACAATCCGACGGAAATCAATCCCGGCAATATGTTCTCTTATAAATCGAACATCACGCTGACGGACTTTTCTAACAGTGTGTCGGTGGACTACTGCGAGATTAGCATAAAGGATGACGTGATCGAAGTAGCCGAGCCAGAGATACGGCTTGAGCCGAACGAAAAGAAGACACTGACAATCGACTACACGTCGGAGGTGGCGTACCCGAATGCGACAAGCAATAATGCATCGGTGCGGATTATTTCGTATGAAAGCGGAGTCAATTCCTGCACTTGCGTTGTAAGGAACAACACGGGTATGGCACAGACTGCAGTCATTACGATAACGGGAAACGCCATTGAAATCAATACTCGAACGGTAACGGTAAGGGATGAAGAGAGCATCCTGCTTTATGGGATCGTAGAATATTCGCACCCTACGAGCGAACTTGTGCAGAGTTACGAGCAAGCGGAGTACATGGCAACTCTGCTCCTTAATCGTATGAAAGCAGGAGAGGGCAGTATAACGGCCGTGTGGCGAGGAAACCCCGAACTCGAAGTAGGAATCGCCTACGACTGTATTGACCGCTTTGGGGACAAAGAAAGGCTTTTGTGCGAGTACAACAAATTCACCTACGACGGGGGACTGAAACAAGAAACCCGTGGCAGAAAGAAATAGGGAGGCAACTATGGCTAATTGGAAAGAGCCTAAAAACGATTATAAAAAGGAAGACCAAGTCGTCCCCGAAATTTTCAATACCCTTGCCGAGAACGAACGGTATCTGCAAGAAAAGAAAATAACCACGGAGCAAGTGCAAGATGCGGAGGTAAACAGCACGCAAAGTGTAACCCGTGAGAATGTGGGGGACAAGGAAACAGTGAAAGGATTTTTCGGTAAAGTAAGAAAGTGGTTCGCCGACCTTAAAGCGTTGGCGTTCAAAGGAACGGTAGGCACGGCAGACATCGACAGCTCGGCGGTAACGTCCGCCAAGATTGCAAGCAATGCAGTAACTTCGGCGAAGATAGCATCGAACGCCGTAACAACCGCAAAGATTAACGCAAAGGCGGTAACCGATGAAAAGATAAACTCGGTGTCGGCAAGCAAAGTAACAGGACTGCATAAGGTCGCTACGAGCGGAAGCTATAACGATTTAACTGATAAGCCGACAATACCAAGCGGTGGCGGCGGAACTGCCACCGTTGTGTTTAACGGTAATGCAAATCATTACGATTATGATCTCGGATTCAAAATTAAAGGCGGTTACCGTTATGCTGTAGAATTATCAAACGCCGTTGGGGAAGGGATAGCAATTGGAGAAGGCGAAGATACCACTTTGCGTGTTTGTATTCCCGGTTACTGCTATGCTGCCGATAGCGTCATGAATTTGTATATTCTATGTTTTACAACAAATTATAATGGCAATGCGAATTATGAAGGTGGCGGAACATTCTATGTGGAAGGTAGTGCCGATATAGAAGATGGAAGAGTTAGCGGAAACGGTTATTTAAGTATAAACGGGCATTCATGTCCTGCTATTAAAAGGGTAATCGAACTTGGTAAGGTTTACGATGTCGATAGTAATTCAAAGCCTGATAAAACATGGCAATACTTGGATGTCGATGCCGCATACGTTTACGGGGATATGAGTATGAAGAGTGTCGAAGTTCCCGTTGACGGTTTGAAAGTCGGCGATACAATCAGAGCAACGGCGATGTCGCTCAAAGTCAATATGGATTATACGAGCGAGAGTTACTTTTTTAATACGGGCAATATTCTCTACGGTTGGGTGTTTGACGGTTCGGGATGGTATCAGTTACAAGACGAATACGACTATGGCTATATGGGAGAAAAAGAGCTATCAAGCGAGTCGCCATTTGTTTCCGAATGCGGTTTATTCGATTACGAAACACCGAATAAATTGACGATTAAAATATCCTGCAAACGAAACGGTTACTTGACCGTCGAGTGGTCTGACCAAGCAGGGTGTTACATTGAGATGATGCCGCTTTACAATTTCCAAGTATTGAGATAACGGAGGCGGTAATGGAAAGACAAATCATAGTAAAAGGCGAGGCTCGTGGCTTCGCCTTTTTGAATGTCAAAATCCCGTTGAACGATGACGAACGCTATAAGATAACCGAAAGGGACAAAGTGATTTTTTCGATAGGCAGAAAGAACCGAAAACCCGTGATCGTCAAGGAATATCTGAAAGACTTCGATAAAGAATGGGGCAACACATTCGTAATTCATTTGACAGCAGAGGAAACGGCAAGATTGCCCTGCTTACTTTATCAGATGCAACTGACGATAGACGTCGAGTCGTTGGGCGAGGAAATATATACGCTTGTTAATCAAGAATTGGAGGTGGTAGCAAAGTGAACGATTGCAATGACAGACATGGACACGGACACGGCGGCGGATGTGACGGATGTGTTTCGGTGGAGGCGTTAAGGTCTATTTCGCAGAAATATCAAGGGATAGAAAATGACGCAACGGAAACAGTGGTAAGAAACAAATCCCGAACCATTGAAGTAAAACTCAAACCGCAGCAGTATCCAAGCAAATACGCCTTTCCGAATCAAGGCAACCCGGCGGTAGTTTATATCGATATACACGATAACGAATCATACCGTTGGGACGAAGCAACAGGGAGTTATATCTGCATCGGAGCAGATTGGCATCAAATAAAAATTATTAATGGAGGAACAGCAAACAATGGCAAATGAAAGAGTATTGGAGAGTAAAATCCAACTGCGTAACGACACGGCGGCGAATTGGAAAGCCGCCAACCCCGTCTTATTGAAAGGCGAAATCGGCATCGAGATTGATACACGCAAACTCAAGATCGGCGACGGAATCAGTGCATGGACGGGACTCAAGTATGTCAGCGATGACCTCATCGTTGCAAACACGAATCCTACAACTGCAGACACCGACCACGATGTAGGCGAACTTTGGGTTAACCAGTCCGACAAGGCGGTGTTCATCCTTATTGCTACGAGCGATTCGTCCGCTGTGTGGAAGAAGCTCGTCAGTGCAGACGAAGTCGAGGTTGTGGCTGAAGCACAAGTAGCGCAGAAACTTAAAACGGCAAGAGCAATCTCGCTGACGGGCGATGCAACGGGTGCGACTACCTTTGACGGCAGCGAAGACGCAACCATCACGGTGGTGCTGAAGAACACGGGTGCGACCGAGGGAACTTTCACGAAAGTAACGGTAAACGAAAAGGGACTCATCACGAAGACCGAACTGCTTACACCCGAAGATATCCCCGAATTAACGCTTGCCAAGATTACCGATGCAGGCACGGCGGCGGCAAGGAACGTCGGTACGGCGGAGGGCAATCTTGTAGAGATTAGTGCAGACGGAAAAATCAGCGAAACGCTGTTGCCGAAAATTGCAATCACGGATACGCACGTTGTGGCTGACGAAACCGAGATGCTTGCACTTACCGCCGAGAAAGGCGACGTGGCAATCCGCACCGACCTCAACCGCTCGTTCATCTTAAAGCAATCGCCTGCGGACAACTTGGCGAATTGGCTTGAACTCAAATCGCCCGAATGCACGGTGTTCTCTGTAAACGGCAAGCAAGGCGACGTCGTGCTTTCGACCACGGACATCGGAGAGGGCAGTAACCTCTATTACACCGAGGAAAGGGACAATGCGAACTTCGAGAAAAACTTCGAGAAGAAGACCGCAAAGGACTTGTCGGGCGGAGAAGATGTTCTGCTTGCAACGGACGCCTATGTGATTAACGGCGGCAACGCTTAAAGGACGGTGGCTATGGCAGAGAGAGAAATAAATTCAAAGCTCTGTCTTCGCACGGATAGTTCGGGGAATTGGCATACAGCCAACCCCGTACTGCTCCGTGGGGAATTCGGAGTCGAAGAAGACACGGGTAGAATTAAAATCGGGGACGGGAAAACCGAGTGGTCGGCTCTGCCGTATTTTATAGTGGGGATGACCAAAGAACAAATCCTTGATGCGTTCTTCCCGATTAACACCGTGCGGATTACGGTCGGGGAAATCAACCCGGCGGAAACACTCGGCGGAGAATGGCAACAGGCGGTAGGAACGCAGAAAACCGAATTCAAATATTGGGTTCGAATGAAATAGGAGAGAAAAATGGTAGCAATCATTATAAGCGTTGCATCAAGCATCATCAGCGGGATGGTGCTTTTTTTCTTGCAGCGGTTTTTCAAAAAGAAAACAAAAAAGGACGAGGAAAGGGATGCGGCGAAAGCAAAGGAAAACATCCTTATTCTCAAAAGCATCGACGCCGTGGGCAAACTTACCTACGCCAACGCAATCGCCATAAGGAACGGGAAGACTAACGGCGAAATGCACGAAGCGATGGAATGCTACAGCGAATCGAAACAGGAGATGTACGATTATCTCCTCGAACAAAATTCCAAAAAGTAACGGAGGGCAGAAATGGAATATTTGGAACTCATCAGCGTACCTGCCATTGTCACGGTTGTGTACGCATTAATTGAAATAATCAAAAAGTGCGTGGGCGAGAACGAGAAGTTCAAACGATTTATTCCGCTGATCGCAACGGCAATCGGTGCGATATGCGGAGTGGTTTGTTTCTTTGCCTTGCCGAGCATAATTCCTGCAAGCAACGTCGTGGTGGCAATCGTCATCGGCGGAGCAAGCGGTCTGACTGCAACAGGTACTAACCAGATTATAAAGCAACTCGGCAAAAAGGACGGTGGCGATGGAGAGAAGTAATAAACTCAAGTGCGAAATCGCAAATGCGATTGTAATGCAACTTTGGGTAAAAAACCTTATTTCCACCGAAGAAAAAGATAAAATTATAGAAAAAAACAAATCAAGTTTTAATTGCTGATTTCGGAGCGTTTCGCTGGACTATTTGAAATGAGCACGGTATTGTTTGTCCTGCCCGCAATGGGTGGGACAAATTTTTTTACGCAAATCAAGTCCTCTCATAAGGGTAAATCAAGAAAATTAAAAGTCTAAAAAGGAGGTAAAAATGGACAAGAAAAAAGCCGCTGCTTATGCACGAGTTTCGACGAATGGTAAAATGCAGGCGCATAGTTATGAGTTCCAAAGCAGATATTGGAACGAACGACTGTCGAATGATGAAACCTATGAATATGTCGGATTATTTGCGGATAAGGGCATCAGCGGTAAATTTGCAAACCGAAGACCACAATTCATGGCACTTATGGATGCTTGCAAGAAAGGCGAAGTGGATGTGGTATTCACAAAGTCGGTTCAGCGATTTGCCCGTAATACGGAGGAAATGCTGACGATAGTAAGGGAACTGCGAGAAATCGGCATAGCGGTTATTTTTGAGAAAGAAAACATCAATACGCTTAATCCCGACAGCGAAATATTCCTTACGATAGCCGCAGCAGTAGCCGAAGACGATCTTGTAAGATACAGCGACAACGTATCGTGGTCAATACAAGATAGATTCCAAAGAGGCGAATGCATTATCGGACCACGGTTATACGGTTACGAGGTGGCAAAGGCTACGATTACAACCATTAATCCCGAAGAGGCAAAAGTGGTTAAAGAAATTTTTGAGAGATATGCTACGGGCAAGAGCAGTTCAAGGGAAATAGCGGCTTGGCTAAATGAACGAGGTATCCCTGCGGCTTTAGGAGGTAAATGGGCAGATAACCAAATTCGCGCCATGTTACGAAATGAAAAGTACAAGGGCGATATGCTGTTGCAAAAAACCTTTCTTGAAAACGGGATGAAGAAAACCAACCGAGGCGAGAAAGACTGCTACTATGTAGAAAACAGCCATGAGCCGATAGTGGACAGAGAACTGTGGGAGAAAGTGCAGACGATAATGGATGCACGGACGAACAAAAAATTACAAGGGCAGGTCACAAAGTTATATCCGTTTACGGGAATGATTATATGTGGCGAGTGCGGACATAAATATACGCATAAGGTTAATAACAGCGGTTTGATATGGCAGGCAAATTTTTGGAAATGCCATAATTCGATAACACACGGTGTCAAGGTCTGCGGAAATTCGGGGATTAAAGAGTCTGTCATTAACGATTTATTTGTAGAGTGCTACAACGAATTTATAAAAGGCGGATACAAAACCAACGAAGGCGAAGAGGGGCGATTGCAAGCAACCCTCGATAACCTTTATAAAGAAGAAAACGAACTGACGATGCTGTCGATTCGTGGGCTTATAAATCAAAGGCAATACGAAAATGAAAGGCAAGCACTATTGAGCGAAATCCGTGCGACGCAACAAAAACTGCAAGATATCCGATACTGTCACTTGCAAGCAACCGATTTCAAAGCAATAGAAACATTCGATGAAGAAAAACTGCATAGATTTGTCCGAAAGGTCATCATCCATAGGTGGGTGGTGACCTTTGAATTTTATAACGGAGTGCAGATATCACGAACCTACACTAACGGACAGCCCGGCAATATCAAAGATTGGAAATTAAAACAAAAAGCAAGGAGGGAACTCGCAAATGGCTGAAACGCAAAAACAAAGGGTAGTACGAACGATACCTGCATCGTTTATACGGACAACTGCGGCTAATCTGTTACTTTTAATAAAGGTCGCCGCCTATGCTCGTGTCAGCACAAAGAAGGATGAGCAAGAAGACAGTTACGAAAGGCAGGTCGCACACTATACGAAATACATTAAAAATCACGAAGGATGGCAATTCGTAGATGTTTATGCCGACGAAGGTATAACGGGAACGAGAGCCGATAAAAGAGCAGATTTTCAGCGTATGATGGAAGACTGTCGAAAAGGGTTGATCAATAAAATTTTAGTCAAGTCGATAGCGAGGTTTGCACGAAACACCGTTGATGCATTAAACTCGATACGGGAACTCAAGGAACTCGGAATCAGCGTGTACTTTGAAAACGAAAACATTGATACTCTGTCGCCCGGCGGCGAAGTTTTAATAACGATACTTGCAGCGATGGCGGAGCAAGAGTCGAGAACAATATCGACAAACATCAAATGGGCATATCAAAAGAAATTCCAAAATGGCGACATACAAGTAAATTATAAACGATTCCTCGGATACACACGGGACAAGGAACATAACTTTGTTATAGTTCCTGAACAAGCGGTAACCGTGCAAAGAATTTATAGAGAATACTTATACGGTTATTCGTCAGCAACCATAGCAAAGCACTTGACGGAAGAAGGAATACCGTCGCCATCGAATAAGCCGAAATGGTATCCATCGGTTATATTAAGCATACTGCGAAACGAAAAATACTACGGTGGCTTAATATGCGGAAAGACGTTCAAACCCGATGTATTAAGCAAAAAGCGCTATAAGAACGAGGGGCAAGTAGAACGATACTACATTGAAAACAGTCACCCTGCAATCGTCAGCAAAGAAGAGTTCGATATGGTGCAAGCTGAAATGCAGAGACGCGGAGATATCAGAGGACATTCGGAAAGCAATCAGGGGCGATACAGTAGCAAATATCCATTCAGCAAAAAGATAGTATGCGGTGTCTGCGGTACATTTTATCGCCGACACGCACAATACATAAGAGGGGAATATACGCCGACATGGGTGTGTGCAACGCATAAACTTGAAGGGAGCGAAAAGTGCAGTCAAACCTACTTAAAAGAGAGTGAGATAGAGGGAGCGTTCCTTGAAATGATAAAAACCCTTGTGGGCGATTTCCAAGCGGTTAAAACGGTCTTACGAGAGAATATAATAACATCACTCGACGACTCGGTTGCCGAGGAGCTTGACGCAACTCTGGGAGCCATAGAGCAATGTCAAGAAGAGATGCTTGCCGTCGTAAGAGCAAAGCGAGCAGGCGAGCTTACAGACACAGAATACAACAAGCGTGGCGGAGAAATCGAAATAAGAATAAACGAGCTGACTCGGATACGGGAAGGACTTGAGCAAAAGTCGCACGCAGCAAAAATGACAAGAAAACGAGTGGATGAGATAATCGAACTGATAGAGAGCATGGACATCGCAAACAAGTTTGATGGAGAGATATTCAAAAACATAGTAGACACGGTAGTGGTCAGAAACAATTATACATTAGACTTCCATCTTAAGGTAGGAGTAACGGAAAGCGTGACGATAGTACGCCATTAAAGAAAAGCGCCGACTGCGGAGTAAAATCCGTGGTCGGCTTTTTTTCGTTTAAGGGATTAAAGCACTTGTAAAAGATAACGAAAAATGCTATAATATAAAAAGTAAGACAACAATAGGAAGGTTATGCTGTTCGATATAAAAGACATTTTGATAAAAGAAATTTATATACCGCATCTTGAATATTTAAGGGACACTTATGTCATAGACAATGAAAAATTTTGTGCGGGTATAGATTTAAAGTGTAAACCGTATTTGGAAATTTTAGAAGGGCGAAAACAAGAACACAATGGCGATGAGGATTATTGCGTATGTGACGAAAGAGAATGCCAAATTGTATCGGACTATGCAGATCTAAAATATCATTATTTATCGTCGGTGTTGCAAAGCATAGTAGCTCTATGGGAAAATCAGTTGCAAGATTTTTACTTGACCGAAAATTATAAAGATTATAACGAAATAAAGAAACGGTTGAAAGAGTATTATGATTTGGATACCGATAGCGAAATTTATGAAATTAGGCAAGTTTATAATTATTTAAAGCACGGAGCCAATGGTAATGCCGAGCGGAATTTGATTAAAATCAAATCGCATTATTATCGAAATGATGGCTATGACGGCGAAGTCCGCTGCAACTATTATAGAGCAAAACAACTGAATTTGGCTGAAACGGATATCACGTTATTTGCCAATGCCTTTATTAGGTTTTGGTCAGCGGTATATGAAAAAATCGAGCAAATCGATGAAGGGTAAAAAAATAAGACTTTTTATAGTTGCACCATATTAAAATAGGGCGATTTTAATACCTTTCGTAGTCTTGTGCCACTACAAAAACAACACTTATTACAAGTGTTGTTTGTTGTTATCAAGAATTTTGTAAGGGAGTTGACCACTAGAGTTTTCAAATAACACATGCCTGATAATTATCGAATTAATTATATTAACTTTTTTTTATTGCTTTTATACTTAATAATGTGTTATTATAAAATAAAAATGGTGTTGTATGGATAAAGCTTATATTAATGACATGATAGTTAGTGCTTACGAAATATCGCAAGATTATAAAATGGAAAAGTTTGTTAGAACATTGAGTAAAAACAAAAAAATTTTATGCGTTGATCTAGATTGTAAAAATCCAGTACTTAGATATTGTCATGGAGATAAAAAAGGGGCATATTTTGCTCATTTAGTAAATACCGATTGTGATTATTTTAAATTCGACACAAACGATAATATGCTTTTTAAAGAATTAAGAATAAAACTATTCAATCATTTTTCTAGCCTTGGGTATAAAGTCAAAATGGAACATAAGATTTTAAAAAATCATTATTCACCTATTTTTTGTATGAAAGAAAATGAAACTTTTGTTATAGAAATGGGCGATTCAAAAACTACAAAAAGCTATATAGAAAGGATTTTAAATGAATACTCTTTAAAAAGCATACCAGTTAAATGGATAGTCGTTGGAGAACAACTTCTAAACCTTAAAGAAAATGAAATTTCATTTTTAAAGCGTTATTTACTGAATGAGTCAAAAAATAAAGATTTTATTTTGTTTGACGGAAATAAAATTATTCAATATCGTATGTATAAAATAGATTATCAGACATGTTGCAATAAAGAAATCTATTCAGAAAAAGATAATATTCAAGCTTTATGTGTTGTTGATGGAGAGTTATGTATCAAAGATTATGATTGCAGATTCGCATTATGGAAAAAACAAAGAGATTCCGAGATTCTACAAAAAATTGCAAATGACAAGGCATTAAAAGAAAGACAGGAAAAACATAAAATTGTACAAAAGCCTTCAGTACAAGTAGAAGTTAAAGAATCTATAACATATCAAAATAATCAACCAGAAATTACTGAAACACAGGCTTCAGATTATATAACGAGCTTTTTTACTTGTACTGAGTGCGGTAAAAAAGCTGATAGTAAAAATTTTTTTATGACACAAGGGAATACAGGAATTTGTTACAATTGTTATCGTGACCCAGAAAAATATAAAAAATTTATAAACAACATACTATCTAAAAACAAGTAA